TAATGGTCGTAGCGAGCGCATAACAAGTTTGCTACAAACCTTAAACAATTATAAAGTGCAGTTATGTGCCTCGCTGATGCCATAAATCAGCGTTATACGTTAGCCATAAGAACGAGGAAAATTTATGGATTCTGGAACTATGCCGGAAGTGATTATTGAGGGTGACACATACCTTGGGGATTCAGGCGAGGACTATCTCAGTCTTAACTATGACGCCTGTAAGCTCATAGAATCCATGGCCATTAGACGCAAACTAGGCATTAACTAAAAGCACATCCCTCCTAATGGGGGGATTATCAAGAGGATAAGAAATGGCGACAAAAGGCGAAATAGCTGCAGATGCCTACGACACTATAGGCATTGGTGGCAATTATGAGTCCGCTATGATTATGAGAGGCGTTAAAAACTTAGACCGCCTAATGTTGTCATGGGAGAATGACGGGATTCTAACGGGATACATTACAAGCGAAAATGACCCATCTCCGGACGATGATAGCGGCATTTATGACTACGCCCTACAGGCTGTTGTAATGTCGCTGGCGGTTCAGCTTTCAAATGTACTCAGAATGCCCGTTGACCCTTCATTGCGAACCATGGCCAACAATGCGTATAAAAACCTAGTGCCTATTGATGTTGGCAGTATGGCAGCAAATCCATATATGCCTATTGGTCAGGGCGCATCCAATTGTTTTTATGGTGAGTCACCAAAATACCAATCTCAAGATGATGTTAATATCCTGACAGAATCTAATAATGAATTGCTAGCAGAGGGCTTGTAATGGGCATAACAATAAGCGGCTTAACCCAGCAGGACTCGCTAAGCAATGAGGCTCTGCTGATTATTACCAATAATGATGGTGTATCTAGATCGATAACATGGGGAAACCTAAAGGCCAATATTGAATCCGGCACGCTACAGGCTATTTTAAACGGCGGAGCTTCTCAGTCTGTCGGAACGATCAAAATAGATAATGATGATTACTCTATAGCCAGCATTGCCAACAACATACTAAGCCTAGATTTTGCCAACATCCCTAATCTTGAGATCAACACAATTAAGCTGGTTAAGTCTAAAGTTGATTTAGCTGGAGAACTCCAAAGCAATGTTTTATATATTGTTGACGGAATTATAGACATGGGTACCCAGACTATAACAGTCCCTAGCGGTGGCCTGAATATAAAAGGGTGGTCTTTCAATGTCTCAGGCCTAACTAGCTCTGCAAGCAATCACTCGATGTTTGTAAGCCCTGTTGGAGGCTCAGGAGACCTGCTAGCGCGTGATATGTTTATCACTGTTAGTGGCGCTAACTCGTCCGTGTATGCACTACAGGCGGCCAATGGTACAGAGGCATTTGAGATTCAAACGATCAACTATAATGGATGCAAATCACTTGGTTATTTGGATGGATACCGTCAGGGGTTTGAGTCTGAAACGGGACGTTTTGGCGGGTATCCTCAGTTGGAGCTAAAGGGGTCATGGTCTGGCGGCTATCGGTGTACTACTTCCATCGTTCGTGGGCTTGCGTCTGACTTCACTGGTTATCTATTTAAAGCTGGTGCAGGGTTTAGCATGAATAGTCGGTTTCTGACTGATATTAATGCGGACATTCCAGCAGGGGCGGGGCTGTTTGACTTCTCGGAGTCCAATTTCAATAACGCATCAACCATTCAAGTTCAGGGAGCCATTATAACTAGGAATGGTGTTGCAGACCCTACAGATGATGCAATGACACCAAACGTAAGCGCGTCCAGCCTAAAGTCCAAATGGCGCGATAACGTAGGATTAGAAAACACATATGAGGGCGGAACGCTAACCGTATCTAGTGAAACAGAAAACACCCCAGTAGTTCAAAATACGTTTTACGATGTATCTAGCACGTTTACCGCGTCTGATCTACAGCACTTCGCCAGCCCCAGTAATGGATTATTGCGCCATGATGGATTTGACCCTCGCAGATATAAGTTAAATCTGTTTTTCACTGTCGGCGGCACAAATGGAACGGCGTTGAGTTTAAAGGTGGTGAAGTGGGACAATTCGGCGAGCGGGTTTGTTGATGTTGTGACTCAGACAAAACCAGTGAATAACCTAGTTGGCGCAGATGATCTTGCATTCTTTAACATTGTTAAATCAATTGACCTTGACGCAAACGACTATATCAAGGTTCAGATCGCAAATATTACAGGTTCTTCTTCTTTTACTGTAAAATTAGAATCATTTATTGAATTGAGTGAACGATAATGCAAGAGCTGCCACTAACTGGCTTCTATTCCGGTGAATCAAAAAAACTGTCTGATCGGCGGTGTATTAATTTCATCCCTAGGGTGTCAGATAGTGGCGCGCTTTCTCAGTTCTCCCTGATGCCAACGTGTGGAAGGGATTCTGGGAAAAGCATTGACCCGACATTCAATCCGCTTGCACTGACAAACATAGACGTGTCAAACAAGGTTAAGTCCAATTCAGTTGAGTGGACACTATCTAATCGTCCATCTTGTATTTATGTTAAAGATCAGGCTGTTGTAGCTGTAAGCAACACTATCACTGAGGGCAGGCTATTAAAATATGATGCCGACACAGTACAACCAAACAACGAGCGAGTGAGGATTGCTAATTCTTCAAATACTCTTGTTATAATTGGTTATGGGCGAATTGATTGGGCGACATCGTCAAACAATTACTACATCCAATATGCAACTGGAAATGCTTTTAATTTCCAGCTCCATGATAGTGCTCTATCCAACAGGCCTATTGTGGATGTTGCCTTTTTTGGTGGTAGGTTTTTGTATTGCAATTACGACACGTCAAACCCAAGGGTTTATTATAGTGAATTAACAAGCCCAGTAGCGTCTAATCTGGATTTCATATCACCAGATGGAAATAATGGATTGCTCAAGGGCATTGAGGTTCACTCAAATACACTATACGTTTTTGGTGAAACAAAAACATACCTTTACCAAGTAACTGCTAACACTGACATTCCTTATCAATTGGTGGGTTCTGTAGATGTTGGACTTTATCAGCCTGAATCAAAGGTTAGAACTCCGAATGGAATCTATTTTATTGGCAAAACAGACTCTAATAATTACGGGGTTTATAGGTTGTCAGGCGGAGGGGTGCAAAAAATCAGCAGTGATCAGATCGATTATCAAATAAACCTAAATGGGGTTTACGATACATTTGGGCCAACCTCGAACGGCGATGCATTAAAATGGCCGGACTACATACCTGTATTCAGAATGTCAGACGACAACCAAGATTTGATTGTATTTAACATGCCAAATATATGCTTGGTGTACAGCGAATCAACAGGGGTATGGCATGAGCGAAAAACACAAGGACGGGATAACTGGGATTGTGTCGGGTATGGTCTAACCCCAGAAGGGCCGGTATTCATTTCTGATACATGGTCTGATAATGGTGATGGCTCATTTAACACTAACATCAGTGAGAAGAATATTGATAGCGGGTATGAGCTTGGACAATTGGTAGAGCGGAAAATGATTAGCTCGCCGTACAATGCAAATAATGACAGGATGATTGTTAGCGAGCTGGAGCCAGTTTGCGAGGTGGATTATTCCGAGCCTGTTAGTGGTTGGTCTGAATCAAAAATAAACCTTTCTGTTAGTTATGATTTTGGCAACTCATTTGAGCAGGAGCGTAGCTCTAATGTTGGTGGGGCTGGCAACTATAAACAACGCACTAGGTTTTTCAATATTGGCTATGTCGAGCAGGCATTTACAGTCATGCTGCGGGTCATGTCACCATATCCGACAAGGATTCTAAAGCTATTAGCTAGAACAAGTAAGGGCGGGTCATAATGCAGAATATAGATCAAAACGCATTGAGCACTGATGAGCTAAATACGTTCGGTGGTGCATATCGCTTCTTCAATTGGTTACAATCTATTCAAGATGATTTAAAATCTATTCCAACAGTTTATAGAGTCACCGACTGCCGCGAGGTATCGGGAGTAAGAATATTCCCAAGCCTGCCAGCAAATAAAATCGGCCTTCTTTTTCTCGATTCTGGGACATACGAAGCGGCGGTAGTCGGTGGGGTTGATAAGTGGCGTAGGTTATACGATGGAACAACATTCGACACAGGGGCGAACCTCCCTTGATGACATATACAGCACAATAATGGAAATGCGGGATGAGACCATTTACAACCAGTTTGAGCCAGATGAGGATAAAATTAAGCGGTTTATAGATGGTGTGTCTAAAAGTGGGTTTCTGTATTTTCATGATGGCTGTTTGATGATGGGCCACATATATCAACCATGGTTTAATAATGACAAGTGCGCCTCAGATATTTTGCTTTACACAAAAAAAGAACATAGAGGAAAGGGCGCGGCTAAACGTGCCATAAATACCTTTATCAACTGGGCAAAAAATAACGGCGCTAAGTCAATTAGCCTAAGTCAATCCACAGGAACAAATCAAAGCGAGTTTTCAGAGCTGGCGGCGAGTTTAAATTTAATTAAGACGGGAGCTGTCTACCATGTGCGATAAGCCAGACATAGAATTATCTGATTTTGACCCCACAACATCCACAGGGCTTTTAAACCTAGGCACTGGCGGCATGTACGAGGTACAGAAGCCGATTGGTGATTGGACTAAGGAAAAAGGCGAAGAGCTAGAAGACTGGGTGACTAATGCAGATCAGCAAGAGGCCATTGAGGAAGCGCTAGATGAGCAAGCAGTGCAACAGCAAGAGCTTACCGATCTTATGCGCACACAGTATGAGGATTTTGTATCGGCTATCGCCCCATATCGTGAGGCTGGTGCCGACTTTCTCCCCCAGCTAACAGAAGCGCTAAGCCCTGAATACCGCGAACAGTTTATGCAGGATTACCTACAGGGCAGTGAGTACCAGCAGCTACAAGAGCAGGCCACCAACCAATTACTGCAATCGGCAGCGGCCACAGGTTCACTAGGAGCAAGCGGCACGCAAGATAGACTAGCTCGTCAAACTCTACAGCTTGGCAGTCAGCTTGGCTCTAACGCATATAATCAGCAGTTGGCAAACCTGACACAAGGCGCAAACATTGGATTTCAGACGTTCGGGCCACAGCTACAGGCCCAAGGCCAATTTCAGAGCGGGGCTCAAAATGCCTTATCAAATCTTGGCAATCTGCAATTACAACAGGCTGCAATGACTGGGGGCGGGTTGAATCAATACCTGCCAGCAATTAACGCAATGGCAAACATTTATGGAGCGACAGGCTAATGGCTACACTATCAGAAATTATGGCGCTCAAGCAGCAATCAAACCCATACCTAGGCCTTGCCCAGCTTGGTAATACCGTTGCGGACGTAATGCGAATGCGCAACCAAAAGCAGCAACAGCAGCAACAATCAGAGAATCAAGCTCAAGCGGCATCTCTTTTGGCTGAAGCGTCAAAAAATCCAGAGCAGGGTAAGGAGTTATTCGCTAAGGCGTATCAATTAGCGCCTCAATGGGTATCTGGGTTTGTTAAGACTCAGAAGGAGATGGCAGGCGGTGGCATGGAGCCAAAGCCTTATCAAATGGCTAGTGGTGAGCTTGCTGGGTGGTCTTTTAACCCAAATGATAATAGCTGGAGTTTAGATCAAAAGGTGTCCGATTACCTACAGTCAAAAGCTGAAAAGGAATCTCAAGCAAAAGACGAGCTAGGTGTGTCGGACATTAAAGGGATTAACTCCGATATAACAGGACTAATAAAAGAGCCTGCTGGTGTTGTTAAGTCATACGAAAGCATCTCTACACTAAAAGAAAACGCTTCTCCAGCTTCAAAGCTGGCGGCTGTTTTCGCGTTTATGAAATCGATTGACCCAACATCTGTTGTCAGGGAATCAGAGCAGGGCCAAGTGTATGCCGCGCAGGGTGCAGCCAAGCAAATAGCAGGAAAAATCAATTCGATTCTTGGTGAGGGTGAGCTATCAGACGAAGGTTTTGCTGATCTTGTGGCCACTTCAAAGTCACTAGCTGACAATGCCATAGACTCTGCTACAAGAGCGGTAGATCAATACTTAGGGGCGTATGGTGATAAAATAGGCACTGAAGATAAAGGGCGGCTTATGAATCGCATTCCAAAGTATAAAGGGTACTCAAAAACTAACGTCATCATTGAAAGTCATCCGGAGTTTGGGGAAATCACTGAGGATGATATTTCAGAGACTATGCGAAAAAATAACATGACCCGAGATCAGGTGCTTGAAGCGTTGGGGGTAAATAATGGCTAGAGATTTACTAGCAGGAAAAAACCAGCAAAAAGGACGCAATTTGCTGGGGGAAAAAGTACAGCCTACTGAGGCTGAGCCCAAACCCCAAAAGCGAACATTCTTTCAGGATTTAGCCGCATTCGCTGAAAATGATAATGTTATTGGTGGCGCTGAAAACCTACTAACATTTTTGACAGGCTTGGTAGCTGAGCCTACTAGCGGTTATGCAGGCATGGCGGGTGGTGTTGACGCTATACAGCAAACCAGTGAGGCGCTAACGTACTCTCCACGAACACAGGCCGGACAAACAATTCGGCGCAACGTAGGCGAGGCGCTACAGCCTATTGGTGAGGCGATTGGCGCAGTTGAAACCACACTTGGCGATACTGGTTATGAGCTTACTGGAAGCCCAGCAGTGGCGGCTAGCATGGCAACAATACCAACAGCGGCTATGGAATTACTAGGGTTGAAAGGAACCTCAAAGGTAAGGCGTGCAGTCCCAAAGAATATAGTTCCAGAGACTTCACCAACTTTGAAAAATACCGGATTGCGAGCAACTGTAGGAGAAGCCACACAAGACCTAGCGCAGCAAAAATCAGAGCAATTCTTACTAGAGCAGACTGGCGAAGCTGGTGATGTGTTGAGGGGTGAGAAGCTGGCACAATCAAGAGAAATCAGAGATTACCTTGAAGGGGTGGCTCCCGATCAAGTTGATTCTGTTGGGGATAGCGTAAAGCAGGCGCTAGAGCTGAGGGAAAATAGCGCGCTATATAAGCGAAAGCAGGCATATAACAAGCTGGCAGAAGTAACCAAGGATTTAGATTTCCGACTCAATACAAGCGCCATCAAAGAATCGCTTCCTGATGCCAGAGAGATGCGAAACTTTGAACGATTAAAGCCAGACCAATACCGCGCTCTAGATGGCCTGTTAAATGAATTTGGCTTTGATTTAACAGACGAGGGAATAAAGAAAGCAGCAAAGGCTGGATATGATATTGACCCGCTTTCTGTTTCAAACTTGGAAGAATTCAGAAAGGCGCTAAATAATATAGAGAAGGCTGACCCTAACGGTATGACCACTTCTATAACTGGGCCTCTAAAAGACGCGCTAGACACTGAATTTGATGCAGCGGCTAGAGCACTGCAAGAAAGTGGCGCGCCAGATGTTTCAAGAGCAGCAAAAGAAGCACGGTTGAGCCATATAGCACTTAAGACAGAGTTTGATGAGAAAGGGCTTACAAAACAATTAATTGACAATAAAGGGTATCAATCGAGATTGCCAAAGATTGAAGAATCTCAGGTTTATGCAAAGCTAATGACCAATGGTACACCAGTGGAAAGCGTTGATAGAGTGATGAAGTCGCTGGAGCGAGCTGGTACGAAGGGCAAGAGAGCAATAAGCCAGTTAAAATCTCAAATGGTTTTAGATTTGCTTGATAGTGGGTTCTCTGCAAAATCAAGAAAAATCAATGGTGAACAGGTTTTTGGTGCCAACGCATTTGCAAGCAGATTTGACAAGTTAGAACCCAAACTTAAGGTTGTAATGAGTAAGTCAGAATTTGATAAACTGAAAAAACTAAGGGACGACGCTCAAGATTTAATACCGCCTAGTGGAGCTATGCCAAAGGGGTCTTCTGGATTTTTCATTGAATCGATGAATAAGGTTGGACTTATGGGCGCGTTGAGTCAAATACCATACGCAGGAGCGGCTACGGCTGACTTTTTATCAGGAATTGGGACGAGATCACAAAACGCAAGAGCACTAAAGCGGGCGTTGAACACATCCCCAGAGGTCAAAGACGCTGTTAATTTACTTTCAACCCAGTACCCGTCATTAGCTACAGCACTAGGCATTCCGCAGCTAAGAGAAGATGAGGAAGACAAATAATGTCAGATAGAATCATTGCACCAATCAACTACCCAATCATAGCAGGCGGCAAGATATTAAAAGGGGGTAGCGTTGTTTTTGGTATTGCCAACGTCAGACCTGACCCAGAAAATCCAACCACATTAAAGGCAGTGTATTTGGATTCAGGCCTAACAATTCAGGCTCAAAACCCACAACCAATAAGCTCAGACGGGGTCTTTGATCAATCTATTAATGGGGTATTGTTTGGCGTAACGAATGATACTTATTCGGTATTAATTATTGATCAAAATGGTAAAGAGCTTTCATACATACCGGAGTATTCTTTATCTGATGCAAATAGCGCGGAAAATGCCCAGCAATCAGCGGCGGATGCAGCAAACAGCGCAAGCCAAGCCGCAAGCAGTGAAAGCAATGCCGCAAGCAGTGCAGCGAGCGCAAACAGCTCATTAGTTGAATTTACAAACACCTATTGGGGGGAGTACGCTAGCGAACCAGCATTAAGTCCAAACGGAGAAGCTGCAACTATAGGTGATCTTTACTTTAACACGACAACCGGCGGTATGTTGGTTTATAACGGCACTCAGTGGGCCGCGCTAAGCAGCGCAGTGAATGGCCTACGCAGTGAGCAGGGATTTACAAATTCAATGGGGCAAGACACCTTCTCTTTTGATTACGACCCTAATTATGTGGAAGCCTATTTAAATGGTTCGAAGCTGGTAAAAGGAGTGGACTTTGACGGCACAAGCGGGACGCAGATTGTTTTAAGTGCGCCACTTGTTAGTAATACCGATTATCTAGTATTAGTTGCTTTTAATAATGTTGATTTTGCAGACCTTGGCACAGCAGCCGAGGCTGACGTGCAAACCAGCCCTACAGATGCCACTGCAGGTAGGTTGCTTAATAACGAAACGACACATATAGGCGGAAATGTAAACTACACTGGGGCGAATTATCAGCCTGAGGTTAGCGGTACGGGAATTGGCGTAGTTCGTATTCTAAAGAACAACACAGGGCCATCCGGTGACGGTTCGACTACATCGGGGAGCAACTTGGAGTTAACCTACTTAGGAGGCGCAGGCACTATGATTGCATCTGGGATTTCTCCTATAGGAACTTGGAAGCAAGTTGCAGGTTTTGCTTTATCTGTTGGTAATTTCTCATGGTACGTAAGGGTTGCATAAGATGAAATATACATACAAAAATGCGCAAGAAAACGTAAGCGGCTCGACTGATTGTCTAATCCTACTGGGGGGTGAGTGGGTTCCGCATACTCAAGACCCAGCTATGGAATACGAGCTATCAGAAGAAAGCGACTGGCCAGACGTTAAACCCTGCGACCAAGCCGAAAAAGACGCATACGAGGCGCAGCAGTTAATAGATCAAGCCAGTGCAATACTAGAAAGCACTTTAGACAATAAAGCCAAGGAATACGGCTATGACAACATAAAAACCGCCGTCACTTATGCTGATGAGCCTATAGTTGAGAAGTTCCAATTGGAAGGCATTGAGTTTAGAAGATGGCGTTCTTTGGTGTACGCCTATGGATATGAGCAATTGGCGCGTATTGAGTCAGGCGAAACAATCACATTAGAAGAATTTGAGGCGGGAATACCGAGTATAAACCTATGATTGAAAAACTATTCTGGCTAACCCGTCGAATATGGTCGGTACTGGTTTTAGGCTCTGGCGTGATCTCTCTTGCTGCATTTACAAGCACGTTTATGATTTTATTCACTCCGCCAACAATCCTGTCTCTATTGATTGGTAAAGATAATGGGTATGTGAAAGATGTTTGGCTAGTGTTTGATGTATACTGGAATGTGGTATTTCTAGGTGATCGTTGGGAAACCTTTTCGAGTCGATTGGGTAAAATCTATCACCATAACGCACCGTCTAAAATGCCTAATTGGCTAGTCCATCGACTAGTCTGGATGCTGGATAAGATAGACCCAGACCACTGCAAAAAATCCATTGATTGGTCGCATGGCTGGAAAGACAAGAATTAAAATAAGAGGGTTGTATAATGAGTAACGCGAGAATTGTAGGTGATCTAGGCTCTAGAACTCTTCCTTATTGCTATGACAATGTAGCAGACGCAAAGGCAGATACAAGATTAAAGATTGGGAATTATGTAAAGGCCAAAGGCTATTCCACGCCCAATGACGGAGGTGGCTCTGATTATGTTGTGGTAGCTGGTGGGACGGGTACGGATGATGGCGTCTCTTACCTTGACATGGCTAACGGCAATCAATTAGAAAGATTGACTGTAGGCGGGCTGGCTGTCACAGCTACAGGTACTAACACACCTAGGAGCTTGGCTGATAGGTTTGGTGCGGAAGTTGATGTTAAAGACTTTGGAGCGCTACCTTACCCAGCAGATAATACACAAGCATTTAAGGCTGCCTTAGCTTATGCTGGATTAAGTACTAATAATGTGAGTATTGTTCGTGCAACAGGTAAGCATATTTTATCAGAGGGATTAAATATACCTCGCGGTGTAACCTTGGCAGGTGACGGGATTGATTACTGGGATACATTCAGACCTGCGGATTATAGGCTACTAAAACGTATGGATAAAGGTACCCACCTTTTATTTACAGGCACTGGGTCTAAGAATACCTCCCTTAATAACATCACAAACCCAAGAACTCCAAAGACTGTTGGTAGTTTTACCCATGATTTCTTAAACTTCACGGACAAAGATTCAGTAGCGGGGGCACCTGCGACACCTAAGTTGTTCTCAGTAGCAATTACGTTAAATGAAAACAGCCAATTAAAGAACCTGCGCTTAGTTCCTGAATTTGATGGGATTGATGGGTATAATGATTTTGTGACCACAGATATTGGTAGTGATTGGGACGTTGGTATTTGGTGCAAGGGATCTAATGAGGCAGTGATTGACAATGTTCAATCAGTCGGCTACTGGCGAATGGCTGGTACGCTAGTTACAGAGAATGATGGGACATATACTGAGAAAGGTAATAACCCTGAAAGGCTTCGTGTTTCTAAACTAACCTCACAAGGTATTAGAGGGTTGTCTATCAGAAATGGTGCTCAGATAGGTGTTATTTCTAATACAAATACGACAATTACAGCAGATTATTATGACTCATTTACACTAACTTCTCAGAATGAATTTCGTATTGTGGGTAATTCTACTTACTACACATTTACAGGTTATTCAGTATCTGGCTCAGATATAACCTTAACAGGGGTATCGCCGGATTTACCAGCAAATGTGTCAGTGATAAGGTCTCCATCACTAGGTAACAACTTCTCAGGTACTGTGTTTAATGATTGTTATTTTGCGTCATTTGAACACTCAAGCGGTACAGCATCACAGGACTTACCCCATGGGCTACCAATTTCAGGTGCAAAAGAAATGGATGGTTATCCTATGCGTGGTATTAAGTTTATTAACTGTAAGATGCAGACAGTATGGGATGAACTGAACACATTATATGGCGATTGTAGGGATACTAAATTGGTTGCATGTCAATATGAGAACGGCACACTAATTGCGTATGATAATACATCAGAGTCAGGATATACGGAGAATTTAAGGCTTACTAATACTTATATGTCCTCTAGTGTGGATAGGACTGAGTTCACGCCCCGTGAGTTATTTAATGATTACGATATGTTCCCTACTCAGTTCACTGATGGCGCGACTATACTGAGGCCAAGCCTAGATGGGAAGGCCATAGAGTTGCAAACATATAGTGGGGATATCCTGGCTCAGTGGAGAGTAAGTGACGGTAATATAACACTCTATGATTATGATGGCGAGATTATCACAAAACGTGTAGGCAGTTCAGGGGAACTTCAACAATACGGTGCAGGCTATGTGCTACGCAGGATAAGCGATGGGGCTAACTACATGCAGTTCTTTAGTGCATCAGGCAATGGTGCTTGTTTGGCTAACTGGTCTGTTGGTGGCACTCTTAATGTAACAAATAATATACTACCGCAAACGGACAATACCACTGATATTGGTAGGACTACTGAGGGTATTAAGTATATCTATATGCACGACCAGGGTGATGGTCTTATAAAGAGAGTATCACTCAATAATGGTGTGCTAGTGGTGGTATGATGACAGCCAATTTCAACCCAAAACAGACCCTAAACTTTACCAAACACGAATAACAGGAACCAAACACCATTTTAACTATTGGATAAATATGGATAAGACAAAACTAACAGATGATAGGGGTAATCCACTAACCTGTAGAATCTGGTCAGTATTTTTGATGGGGTTTGGTGTGATCTGGAAAGTAGACCCAGACCACTGCAAAAAGTCCATTGATTGGAATCACGGGGGGGCTAAGTGAAGGGGGATTTATCAGAAAATTTTAACCGCTCAGAGTTTGCATGTAAGTGTGGGTGTGGAACAGATACAATTGATGCAGAATTAATCCGAATCTTGCAGGATGTAAGAGACAAGTTCGGCCCTATAAAAATAACAAGTGGGGTTCGATGTGAGGAGTACAATAGGAAAGTGGGTGGTGTCAAAACCAGCCAGCATCTTAAAGGTAGGGCGGCGGATATTGTGCCGCTTGATTGTGATTTGCCAGCGGTTTGGAATTTTATCAATGCAAACTTTCCTGATACTGGCCTTGGTCTTTATTCTGATTTTATCCATGTGGACTCACGCGGCAGTAAGGCGAGGTGGTAAATGAGTTGGTTAGGCAAGCTATTTGGCACTGAAAAGGTGATTAATAAAGGCGTGGATATGCTAGATAACGCCTTTTATACAGATCAAGAAAAGGCAGAAGGGCACATTCGATTACTAAAAGCCTATGAGCCATTCAAACTAGCTCAGAGGTTCTTAGCGTTAATCGTGGTTCCACCGTGGGCGTTTGGCTGGCTAATCTGCTTCATTCTATCATTCACGGATATTGATTTGACGTACCCCATGCAGATATTGGAGGGTAAGTTAGGTATAGCCGCATTAACCATCTTAGGCTTTTACTTTGCTGGCGGTACGATTAACAGTCTAAAGAAATAAAAAAACCCGCCGAAGCGGGAAAGGGACTGATGAAATATAATTATAGGCCCGCACTGCCAGTGCCGCAAGTGTCGTAGATTTTTCGCCTTGCTGAAAATTTGATGTTTTCGCGTTTTGCAGCCCTTGCCAGTTCTGTTAGTCGGTAATTGATTCGCCCGTGCAAATCGGGTTCGAGCATTTCAATCAACCCTGCTTTTCTTAACGACGCTGTAGAGTTCTTAAACTTCACGTCATTGATTTTGATTAGCTCTTTAATGTCTTTTCTACATACTTCGACCTGCTCATCCACCACTTCTAGCACCGCCAGCTGCAACGCCGTGATAGATGGGTTCACTTCCGTTAGCTTTCCGTACTCGAATTGAGATTCAACGCGCGTCATTATCGCCCATCCATCCTCCGTTTTTCGAGTTAGTACAAACTTATACAGCGCGTCACAGATTGTTTTGGCTTTTGTTGGAGTCAGACCAAAATATTCTTGCACGTTCTTTAGCGTAAACTCATCGTCCATTAGTTCTAATTTATCGAGCAGGCCCACAGCTAAACCCGCATCGAATTTATTGATTATAAGACCCTTTCCATCTAGCGTATTCATTTCGATCCCCACTTTTCGATTAAATCCATCGCTACAAAATACTCATGGTCGGACGGGTATTTCTCAGCGATACGCTCACGCATTTCAGAGACTGGCAGACCCTTGTAGTCATTTGCGCATCCAATGTTGACTATTAGCCCGTCTTCGCAGTGGTACGCCGTTATATTTCCGGTTTTTCCGATTCCATTAATGGCTAGTGAGTTTTTGACGTTTTTCCTTCCTTCGCCAATCACTGAGGCTTCGTAAATCTCTGCGCCTTCGCGAATCACTGCGCCTTCGCCAATCACTGAGGCTTCGTGAATCACTGCGCCTTCGCGAATCACTGCGCCTTTGCGAATCACTGCGCCTTCGTAAATCACTGCGCCTTCGTGAATCACTGCGGCTTCGTAAATCACTGCGCCTTTGTAAATCTCTGCGCCTTTGCGAATCACTGCGCCTTCGCGAATCTCTGCGCCTTCGTGAATCTCTGCGCCTTTGTAAGTTTCCCGCGCTTGTTCTATTGTTAGTTTCATTTCGCCCCCTTTTCAATTTCTCTTTGTAGTCTCAATTCAGCGTATTTTAACCCAGCGCAAACCTGCCTAATCTCATGCTCAAGTTCGTCTATGCGCTGTTGTAGTTTAGCGTTTTCGTAGTTCAGGCCAGCGATAACCTGCCTTGCTGATTCCTCTTTCTTGTTAAAACTGGACGCCATTCTATTGAAGTAATACGCGCCTTCCTTGTTAGTTATCTTCTTTCCGTTCCAGTAAAATGAGTAAAACCCATCATCTGGCAGCTTTTTATACTGCAACATAATTACCCCCGAAAATCCGTTCTAGTTGCTCCAATGCCCATTCTTTGCGGGCCTTTTCTTCGTCCTTAATGGCCTTAATGGCCTTAAATATGATCTTGTCCAGACCTTCATTGTCAGCGCACATGATAGCAATGCCACGGCCAACAACGCCCAATCCGTACGGCTCAATCAGTGTCGCGTATGCCTGATTGATTGCCCAATCGCCGCAAACTTGGCACTTGTGCGCGCCCCTTTCCAGCCCGTATTTGTCTGTGATGTGCTTAGGTAGCTTAATTTTTATTATCGTATTACTTTTCACTGTACGCTCCTTGTGGTGTCATTGCCTTCTCTAATAGTGCCCTAATGTTGCTGGATAGCTTTACTTCCTGATCGTTTTTTACTACCAGTCCAAAATTTGATAGGCGCCTAATTGTCACGTTTGTTGACTGCCAGTCCCTGCCCGTGATTGTTGCTATCTCACTAATCTTTAACGGCCCAACTTCATATAACAGGAAAAGAGCTTTAATTGCTGGAGGCCTCATTTTCTCGAATCCCTCATTAGTCAGCACTTCTAGCGCGTTGTAGGCATAAATTAGACTCATAGAATATTAGCCCCCAATACAATCATAGATGCTGAATAAATAGCGAATATTGAAATAATGAATATTTTTGCTGGTATCGTCATGTGTTTCCCCTTTTGTTTTTGCCTATTATCCAAAGGCAGCGCGAAAACGGAATGGCCAAAACTACCAAACGTTAAAAATATTTTGGTAGTTTTTGCCAATTCAAATGGTGGGATGTGTGGTATAGTTGCGTTCTCAGGATTTAGACAAACCGTCTCAAAATAGCAACCTGAGCTGATCTGGCGCAGAAACCGCCGGACGATTCAAACTTTTTCGATTAACTTATATCGTCTAATCTCACAAAGTTTGTCGTAGTTGGAATCTTTGCCCTCTTTTGAGGGCTTTTTTATGCCAAAAAAACGAATTAATTGATTCCAGCCGCCCCACGGCTAACAGCTGTCATTGTTTATCCTCTAGGTTGTTGGCGTATTTTAAAAGCTGGGTGTAGTTTACAGGTAGTACGGAATCACCCCTTATACACAATGTATTGGCCGCTTCCGTAATAGCATCAGCTTTGATTTTGTTTATTTCCTGCTCCATGTGATCTAGTACAGGGTGTTTTAGCTCTAGGGCGCGTATTAGCTCCTCGTTTTCAGCTTGGAGCTTTTCAATGTAGAAGCAAATATCCTGCGAGAAATCACCAGCCAGTGATTGATCTATATACACACCATAGAATCTCAGCTCTTCAATTTTCTTTAGCTTTTCTTTTGCTTTTTTCATGTCCATCTACTTACCCTTCAATGCTATTTGAACCAGTAATAACTTGCTTGTGTCGATCATTTCTGGCTCTCCTTTATTAGCTTTCTAGGCGCTTAACTTCTTCGCATAATGCTTTGTTATGGCGCTTTCTAGTTCTGGGTTAAACTCACTCACTTTCGGTTTTCTCTATCAAGTGTGGGTGCTCGTATATATTGCCTCTAATTTCACCAATGCCAGATTCCATGTAAGCTTCGAATAGGCCAATAAATGGAAACTCGCAAATATAATCACCATAGCCAGCAAGGTAAACAATATCCCCCTCGAAAATCTTAACGCCTTTCGAGTCCTTTAGTCCGGTGTACTGCATTAATGGGGCTTTAGGAGATGATACAAGTTTATAACATGGAAGGTTATCTTTGCATATCCACATATATGGTGTGACCATTCCATCACTTGTAAAAGCTCTAAATTCAATATCGCGCATTATTTACCATCCTTATTGATTAGCTTGGCAATTTCAATCTGTCCCAATGGGGTTACTAGGCACTGGGTGTACTCATGCCCATTGCGAGTATCGGCGACAACATTGAACCAATCTTGATACCCCGCCTTTGGTAAATCCGCCTTTTCCCATTTAACGCCTTTTTCGCGCAGGAACTTGTTCAGCTTAATTGCTGTCATGCCTAGCTGTTTGGCTATTAGCGTAGTACTTACATCGCCTTTTCTATCTGCTAGTGCCTCATATACCTCAAGCTTGGGGCGAGCAGCTTCTAATTGCTTAGCTTGTTCTGTTGCCAACTCCATCGCTTCTATAAAGTTGGTAGGCACTTTGAATGCCTCTTTTTCTTCTAGCTCTTGCCAGCGATCAACAAGGCGAGCGGTAAACTCAGGGGATAGCTGAGCTACGACAATATAGCTGTCACGCTTTCCAATCCTGTATTCGGTTACAGTCTGGCCCTTTTGATTTTTAACTTCCTCCAATGGAGTAGGTTGAATTGTGTTCGATTCGATGAGGCGTTGAATGGTTCGTTTTACGTTGTCATGGCGAGACTCAACCAGTATGGCTATCTCGCGGCTCGACATGGTTTTAGGCGTGTTGATTATATTCATGTGAAATCTCTTATGGTGCTGGGCTTACGTTTGCAGTCGCGCGGGTAAAGAGATTAAACCCCTACAAACTGCCAGCATAACTTTTTATCAGTGCGCGACTACCGATAGAAGAACTATATACCCCGATTACACTCAGGACAACACACAAAACCGCTCACAAATAGACAAAAACGCTCAGCATCATTAGCCGACATACAGAAAACGACCATAAAAAAACCCGCTAAATCAATGAAGTAGCGGGTTTTTATTGGTGTCTGATGCGCTAACATCAGACTTTGACTTTGAATCACCAAGGAGGAGGCGATACAAAATACCAACTGAACGAGGGCAGTATACCCCAAAACGATGCGAGTTGAAATAGGGGTTTTATTTAATAGACTGAGTTGTTATAATCCGCTCATATGGTTTGCCAGAGCCATGAGTAAAACTACAATGTTAGAGAAGGCTTTGATTTGTGTAATTTAGGTTTCGAATTCTGGCGAGTTCACATTGTCCTAAGTTACACAAAATCAAAGTCTTTTTTTTCGCCAGTCTTTTATTCATATCTCTCGCTGCCATCAGGTTTATGATGCAGTGCACTCCCTATCCCAATTAGTGCGACCCAAAGAAATAGGCAAAGTTCTATTTGACTCAGGAAGCAAGAGAATAAATACGGCTTATAAATCCTAGCAATGCTTAACCTTTGTATCTAGGTCATTATGAGGGAATTCAAGTACCGTAAAAGATATATCCGGAATACAGGCCATATAGTCTAGTTGGGATATACCTCTTTATGGGAAAAGGGGAAACTATGCCTAAAATAAATAAAAGTACGAAAAACAACCAAATATTAAAGAATGAAAAGCGCCTTGAATGGCTTCATGAAATAGTTAAATCAGGTCACAAAAACTCAGGTGTGAGCATGTCGCTTATCAGTAGTTTTATGAGCTACCAACAATGGACTTACAAGCAGACAGAGCTTATCGACTCCCTAATAAGTGGATTTTCAAGAGATTTAAAGAAGTCCGAAGATCAAAGCCCAATTCAAAAAAAATACTACCTATACGCACTAACATGCGGTGATAGGGTGAAGATAGGTCATAGCACCAATATCCAAAAAAGAATCAAAAGCATTCAAACAGCCAATGCGGACGAGGTCTCATTGGTGTGGAAGTTTTATGTTGGTTCTGACAGGTCGATAGCAGAGACAGCCGAGAGAAGGCTTCACAGGCTTTGCAATAAGCATCATATCAGGGGTGAGTGGTTTGACATTGAGTCACTGGATTTGGTGGTCTCATATAAGCCTAAGCTAAAAAGTGCGACTAGGGCCAAGCTCGATAGAATGCGGAAAAAGCACGTTACAGGGTATCGAAAGCAATTGACCAAAACTACCAAACAAACTTAAAAATACATTAATTTTGGTATTTTTTGCCAATTACAAATAGCGGAATAACTGGAAAATAGGCACTACCAACTAAGGGGAAACATATGAAAGACGAGCAAAACGAAGAACTTATTTTTAGACTGACCGCTAATGAATTGCTAGTTAAGATTGTAAGTGGTGAGATTGATATTAAATTGATCGCAGAAATGGAATTAAGGAATAGAGGGTTTGATCATAACGGTAAGTGGATGGGTTTAAAATGAACTATCAAGATTTTATAAGCGGCAAACAATTTAAGCAGGATTCAGCGGGATTTGACGCTGATATATCTGGATATCCGCTATTTGACTACCAGCAGCCCATTGTTAAGTGGGCGCTAAAGCGAGGTAAGGCGGCTATCTTCGCCGATACGGGTTTAGGTAAGACAATCATGCAGTTATCTTGGGCTGATAGCGTAGCAAAGCACACAGGCCATCCAGTCCTTATCCTAGCGCCTCTGGCGGTATCGAGTCAGACAGTTGAGGAAGGGGCGAAATACGGCATTCACGTTGAGAAGCTAAACCCATCGGATGATGTATTCGGCCCGAACATTTACATCACAAACTATGAGCAATTGCATAAGGTTAAACAAGATCAATTCCAAGGTGTGGCTCTGGATGAAAGTTCAATCCTAAAGGGCATGATGGGAGCTAGACGCAAGGAGATAACAGATTTTGCATCAACCATTCCCTATCGGTTGAGTTGTACCGCCACGCCTAGCCCTAATGATTTTATGGAGTTGGGGACTCAATCAGAGTTTCTGGGGATTATGAGTCAAGTTGAGATGCTGGCCATGTTTTTTATTCACGATGGTTCAGATACGTCAAAATGGCGTTTAAAGGGCCATGGGCAGAAGAAGTTCTTTGAGTGGCTGGCTACATGGTCGGTAGTAATTCGCAACCCATCTGATTTAGGTTTTGATGGTTCGCGCCATGAGCTACCGCCGCTGATTTATCATGAGCATGTGATTGAAACAGACCCTACAGACCAGCTATTTGTGGAGCCAGCCCAAGGTTTACAGGATAGAAACAAGGCGCGTAAAGATTCAGTCATTGATCGTGTTCAGAAGGCCGCAGATTTGGCGAATACCATCGAAGGGCCAGTATTGGTTTGGTGTAATCTGAATGACGAGAGCGAACTTTTAACAAAAAGTATTGTAGATGCTGTTGAGGTTAAAGGCGCGGATAAGCCGGAACATAAAGAGAAAACGCTATTGGGATTTGCGCATAATGAAGTTAAATGCCTAGTGAGCAAGCCCAAAATCGCTGGGTTCGGGATGAACTGGCAGAACTGTCAAAACATGATATTTGTCGGTCTGTCGGATAGTTGGGAAATGTACTACCAGGCTATTCGCAGATGTTGGCGATTCGGCCAAACAAAACCAGTAAATGTGCATGTTATCAGCGCAGATACAGAAGGCGCGGTGATTGAGAATATCAAGAGAAAGGACGCTCAGAATCAAGAACTTGGGGTATCTATGGTTGAGCACATGAAAACAGTCATGGAAAAAGAGATATTCGCAGCCGCGATTGAAAAGGCGGAATACCTAGGTGATGTTGAGTTTAAATTACCAGAATGGCTATAAGATTTGGTAGTTTTTGCCAATGACAAAAAAAGCAAATAGTTGAACAATGTGAAGAAAACCGAGGATAAAAATATGAATGTTCTAGATCAAGTGCTAACAAACGATTATGCAATTTACAATGCTGATACTGTTGAGGTTGCTCAGAGCCTACCGGATGAGAGTGTTGGGTTTTCGGTATTTAGTCCGCCATTTGAGTCGCTTTACACATACTCAAATTCTGACCGTGACATGGGCAACAGCTCAAGCACTGAGGAGTTTTGGGAGCATTACAAGCATTTGATTAAAGAGCAATTCCGTGTCATGAAAAAAGGGCGCATTGTAGCCATACACTGCATGAATCTACCGACATCAAAAGTGCGAGATGGGTTTATTGGTATTCGAGATTTTCGAGGCGAGATTATCCGAGCTTATCAAGAAGCGGGATTCATCTATCATTCTGAGGTGGTGATCTGGAAAGATCCAGTAGTGGCCATGCAACGCACTAAAGCTCTAGGGCTTTTACATAAGACTATTAAAAAAGATAGTTCCATGAGCCGCATGGGTATCCCTGATACATTGGTGATGATGCGTAAACCTGGTGATAATGAAGACCCAATATCAGGAGAGTTTCAATATTACGTAGGAGATGAGCCTGCCAGTGGATTTGCACGCCATGAGTGGGATGATGGGCGTCAAGCGTGGACGGTGGTTGAAGGTTCTCACAATACGAGCGTGGATGTGTGGCAGCGCTACGCATCGCCAGTTTGGATGGATATAAACCAGACTGATACTTTAAATTTCCGAGAAGGCCGAGACAGCGACGATGAGCGCCACATATGCCCACTTCAATTGGATGTTATCCAGCGATGCTTGCAGCTATGGTCGAATCCTAATGATATTGTTTGGAGTCCGTTTTTAGGTATTGGATCTGAAGGTTATATGTCATTGAAAGCAGGCCGGAAGTTCATCGGGGCGGAATTAAAGCCGTCTTATTTTAAGTTGGCTGTACGCAATTTAGAGCAGGCAAAAGCCTCTCAATATGATCTGTTTTAATTGCGGGAGAAAACTAAGAAAAGGCTACTTCTATAATGGAGTAGCCTACGGGCCTGAATGTTTTAAAAAACTAGGTTTTAAACTAAACGGGAATGGCCAGATAACAAAACTAAGACTGCCCAGCGATAAGATAGAAGAAAATGAGTATCAGGGTAGTCTATTCTGAATCCTTCGGGATACACAACTAATCTAACCATAAATATAGGAGCCTATGTGAATGGTTAGAGATCGCAGTTGTGATCTTCACTTTGCCCCAGCGATAGCATCAACGGGGATTTTTTGGGGGAAAAATGGAACAAGAACAAATTGAACAGTTAGAAGTAGAGATGAGCTATTGCTGCCAAACAGTTTGCGACATGGCGAAAGTCAGAGCGATGGTGAATGAATTAATAGAAGAAAACAAAAGATTAATGGGTGTTATAAATGAACTTACAGACAACGTCCTATAAAATTATTTTGAAAGATGGAACTTTATTTGATGTAGACGAGCAAATGGTAATAATGTTTGAGATGGCCTACCCTCGAATAAATGTACGAGAAGAACTGGGCAAAATGGTTGCATGGCACTTTTCAAACGAGTCTAGACGAAAAACAAGGAGGGGGATCAAACGCAGCATTAATTCATGGCTAAATGCTGCAAGGCCTACCGTGAATCAGTCGGGAATGAGCCAGAGAGATCACGCCAAGCAGACTACGATAGCTGATCGAGTGACAGACATATCGTGGGCTGATGGGCTGTAGACTGGCAAAAACTACCAAACACGCCAACTAATTTGGTAGTTTTGGCCAATGATTTAACCGCGCTCGATTGATAGGATGTGCTCATCAACTAGCAAATGGCGGAAAAATGAACGAATACGAACTAGAGATGGAGTACAACGAAAACAAGCAGCGAATTGTTAGCAGCATCGTTGAGACTATAGCCAACGGCGGTGACTGGGTTGTAGATCATAAAAAACCATGCAGCTACAACTTCACAGATGATGTTATGGGTAATCTTGTGTTTAGTGGCGAATATCACGCGATGATGATTGAAATTGCCAGAAATCCTACGCTTGAAAACGCCAATGCGCTGGCTAAATGCGTCAATGAAGCGATTTATGATCTGGCGCTAACGGTTTATACATCGCATTACGATAATTAGATAATGGAGGCTTTGAAATGAACAATTACTGGGATAGATTCCCAAAGACAGATCAGAAGTACACAAAGCAAAACAATGAAGGTGGCCGCAAATCAACGGCCATTACGCCTATTTACATGGTTAAGCTGGCCACACAGGTGCTAGGCCCAATTGGCGAGGGCTGGGGGTATCGTATTTTAGAAGAGCGTTTTGATAACACATGCCCAATCGTTTTAATTGAGGGGAATAAGGCGCAAGGCGTAGCGCCAGTATATTTGACTGACAACGGCCAGATGGTATGGGAAAAAACCCACACGGTATTAATGGAGATGTGGATAGGGAGTAAAGAAAACACATTCACTCAATACGGCCATACAAAGTATTCGTACATGACAAAAACGGGTAAATTTTTCGTTGATCATGAATATGGGAAGAAATCCATTACGGACGCGATGACGAAATGTTTATCATTAGTCGGTGTGTGCTCTGACGTTTACATGGGTGAGTTTGACGATATTGAGTACAGAGAGGCGGCACAGGTTGAACTGGCAATCGAGAAGGCAGATGACCAAGCTGCGGAGATTGAGAAGCGCACGCAAGAACTAAACGATCACATTGGCCAGCACAATACCTTGATGGATAGCTGCCCGAATATGGATGCAGTGGGCAAGGTGTACGCCAAAGCACGACACAAGGCAGAACTATTGGCCAAGGCGTTAAAGATCGACCCAGCTCAGGCTATCGGCCCATTGGATGCAAAATATTTTGAAGTTCAGAAAAGACTAGGCGGAAAATGATGCAACTATACAACATAACAGAGAACCTAAAACAAGTTGAACAGATGATTGCAGAAGGGGCAGACCCCGAACAACTGCAAGACGCGATCAATGATATAGATGAGGCGTTCGAGGAGAAGGCGGGCAATATCCTGTTTATTCTGAAAAACATGGAATCTAGCATTGAGTCGATCAAGTCTGAAGAAAAGCGACTGGCTCAACGCCGGAAAACAATTGAAAATCAGCTTGATGGGCTGAAAGAATACCTAGTACGCAACATGGCCGAGACTGGCAAGACTAAGGTTGCAAACGACCTAATGACCGCATCATACATTAAGCCAAAGCCTATGCTGGTGGTTGACGATGAGGATGCGATTGGTAGCGATTACCGATCTATTAAAGTAACAACGTCACTAGACAAAAAGCGAATCCTTGACGAGTTGAAAGACGGAAAGGAGATTGAGGGCGCGCACATCGGTGAATCAAAAGCGGGTTTAAAATTTTCGTGACACAAAAAGAAGTTCAAGCCCTGCTGTCAGAAATGGCGGCAGACACTATTAGCCAATTAACTAAAATGGGGATACTCAAAAATGGCGACTAAACTCTATGATGTATGTGTAAAAACTGGCTCATACACAAACAACCAAGGCGAGACTAAAAACCGATACGAGAACATTGGAACGGTAATGCAGGGTGATGACGGTGGCCAGTTCATGCTACTGAAAACAACATTCAACCCAGCTGGCGTGCCGAATCCAGAAAACCGAGACACTGTAATGTGCTCTATGTTTGAGCCTCGCACGCAGGATATGCAAAACCAGCTACAACAGCCGCCAGCGCAGCAACCTCAGCAATACGCGCAGCCTCAACAGCAGCCGCAGGCATACCCACAAGGCCAGCCATACGGCCAGCAAACTAACGGATATTAATCCCTAGCCTAGTCACTCAGGCATAGTTGACCCATGGCCCGTGGGTGAGTGGCAGGGCATAACCTTTGCACAAAGGCAAGAGGTTTGCCGCGCAGTCCGTTTGCTGCTAGTTGTTATGCGATTAATTAAAGAGGTGATTTATGCCAGATATGGAACGAATAACTGATCAGCTAAGGGTTGATATGGCTGAAATGGGGTACAAGGCGAAAGGCAAAAGTGCTGATTACTGGGATGGTTACAGGAATGGTAAAAGCCTCGCTAGATGGGAAGTGGCAATAGCGTTCGCCATTGTTTGTTCCGGCATTGCTGCAATTGGCAATTTTTACGCATAACCCCAATTTTAACGGGAGCGAGTCTCAACGAGCTTCCTCTTTTAAATATTTGTTATTGCTCGCGGAGGGCATTGTTTTGGCTGAATTAAAAATAAAAGTTCCTAATGTGGCGCACATTCTTATTACTGGCCCTGTTCAGTGTGGTAAATCTATTGTCATGGATAGAATCGAGAAGGCACTTAAGTCTGAGTTTGGGGCTAATGTCGTAAGCGAAGACTTGCGAATAGAACGCAAAGGCAATGATTATGACAAATTAGATGATTGGCAGAAGGACATGGTGAACAAAACGACGTGGGTTATTAGTGAGCAATAACCAGATTATTAATTTGGCTGAGCCGCACGAGGCTCTAATTCAATTATTTGTTATACGGCCCGAATCAAATGAAGAAATCCCATAAAAGAGTCTATGATTGGTTAAAAGAGAATCAAGAAAGCTTTACTTGGGGATTTGTACCGTTTTACAGGATCCCGTTTGTTGTTCAGCGGAGAACCATAAGCCAAATGCAAGATGAAGGATTAATTGACGTCAACGAAGGGTACGTTAAAGCCGTATAACAACACAATCCAAGGCTATCGAGTCCTTGGCATTACAGTGTTATAGATAAAGGAGATTAGTGTGAAAGAGTTTTCAATAATTTGGGTTATTTGTTGGTTTGTCTGTTATGTGTATGTTCAGGCAAAAATGGGTAAGCACAATGTTAAATATCCTAGTAATTCAGTCAAAAATACAATGCCTTTTGTACTTTTTGTGGCATGGCCTTATTTCGTTATCTATTGGGCCTTCTCTTGATTATTAATAACCAATCATCCCTAGACGCTGCCATAACACAGCTAAGAAAAGACTTTGAAGATTCGCGCTATCTTGAGCTAGACATTAAACGAAAGGGTAGGACGAGATCAGGGCGGCAAAATAGGGCTTTGCATAAATATCTAGCAATGCTGGCGGATGCGCTAAACGAAGCAGGGTATGATATGAAGCGCACACTAAAACAGGATGTTGATATTTGCTGGACGCCGGACTTGTGCAAAGCATACATGTGGCGGCCAATTCAGAAGGCTATGTTTAGCATAGAGAGCACTGCAAAAGTTAAACGGGCTGACTACCCGAAAATATACGAAACACTAAACAGGCACACAGCTCAAAAGTTAGGGATTAGTGTGCCATGGCCAAGTGAGGGGGAATAATGGCCCGTAAATGCCGATACTGTAAAAATGAGCTGCCATCGGTTAAAGACTGCTCAGAACCGATACAAGCAAAAGGCTTTTGCACGTTCGACCATGCTGCAAAGTACGGATTAGAAAAGGCGCGAAAGACAAAGGAAAAGCAGGACAAGGCAGAAATTAAGGCCAGAAAAGAGAAACTAAAGACAAAAAGGGAATGGGTAAAAGAGGCGCAGACCGAGTTTAATAGATTTGTTAGGCTCAGGGATTGGGGAGAATGTTGTATTAGCTGCGATACCCCGATAGAGATTATAGAATCAGATCAGGGGTGGAAGGTCGGCGGGGCTTGGGATTGTGGGCACTATCTAAGCGTTGGGAGCCACTACGAATTAAGGTTCGAGGAAGATAATGCGAGTAGACAGTGCAAGTCATGCAATGCAGGCTCAAAGAAATTTGCACACAAGGCAAGATCAGTTGCTACTAGATATAGAGAAAAACTAATAGATAAAATCGGACTTAACAGGGTTGAATGGCTAGAAGGCCCACATAAGCCCAAGAATTACACAATTGAAGATTTAAAGGAGATCAAAGCCAGGTACAGGAAGAAGGCCAACGATCTGAAAAAGAAAATTGAGCTATTAGGCTAATGATTTAGCTTTATTTGGTAGTTTTTGCCAATGAATAAAACAAAGATGCTGTTAATCTATATATATCAACTAACGGAGAAATAAAATGCACACAGTAACATTAGATGAAGTAATGCCTGCAATGGACAAAGAAATTGTATTGGCTAGTAGCTGTAGCGCAAAAACACATAAAGCTAAATACCTCAGTTTTAACCCTGCACAACTAAGATACAGAGTTAAGTTTCATGATGGACATATACAAACAAGCAATAGTTACAGTGACCCACTTATAGCTATTGAGAAGTACAATAGCTATCACGCATAACCCAGTTATTAATTTGGCTGAGTCCCGCGAGGCTCTAATTCAATTATTTGTTATTCATCCGAGGTAAAAATGAATAAAGGGAAAGTAGAGTTACACAAGTACACCAAGGGTAAAGACGCACAGGTTTTCGAGTACATGATTGAGCAAAACAATGGTTCGACCAGTGTTGATCAGCTATTAACTATTAGCAGCGTTGACGGTCTGTTTAATCCTAAATGGGTGGCAAAACTTGCGCTAGATGATTTCCCACCACAAGAAACACCGAAAAACGCTGCGCTTAAAATGGCCGACTGGCTAGAAAGATTAGCTGCGGCTATTCGGGCTGGTGAATATCAGTCTTTACCTAGGGCAGAATTTAAAGACCTAGATGAATAACCCCACATTCACGGGTTTATCCCGTGTAATGCTTTGTTAACTATTTGGAGATTAAAATGGAATCACCATACGACAAGCGAAACACGATACAAAAAGCCGCTAAACTAGCTGATGGCACACGACTGAAAGGGCTTTATGAAATCTGCGAAAAACAGAAAACCATCAGCACCGCAAAACTTGAAAATTATCTGGAAGCACTTCACGAAGGTATGAAACTCGATGCAATTCACTTCCGCGCACTTGCAGACAAGATGGATAGTTAACAACACAACCCAAGGCGCTTAGCGTCTGTATCATTTTAGGGGTAGTAATCAACAGACATATAACCCAGTTATTAAAGGGCGTGAGTCGAACGAACGTCCACTTTGAATTATTTGTTATTTAATAAGGCGAGAAAAATGGAAGAACTAATTAGAACGATAGAATGGGCTAAAGAGCAAATCAAAACGGCCAAGGACGACATTGACACATATGAAGATGACGGACAGGCAGACCATGGTGACGGACGATATTGCGGACGTGTCGAAGCATATAAAAGTATTATTCGATTTTGTGCCAGTCAGTTAGCCGCAATTAAATAACATTGAAATAAACGGCGCTTAGCGTCCGTAATTATGAGCGGAAAGAGGAGGATACCGACAAATGAAACCGACACAAGAACAACTAAACGATCCCGCATGGTGGAATGAGAATGTAGACCCTGCGCATGACTACGCATTTACAACTGGCCCAGACTGGCAGGGGAATAACAAGTATGTAGGTTCCGTTGAGTTTGCAAACAAATATGGAGAGACAGGTTGCGAAGAGAGCCTTGCATTGGGGCGCGACTACTGGGTTCCACTAGCCAAACGCCCAACTAAGGCAGCATTTGTACCGGAGGTGGGTGTTGAGTGTGAGGGCTTTACTACTGATCTTGCAGATATCTGGAAATGGCGAAAAGTGGAACCACTAAAAGAGATAAGTGCTGGCGAGTTTGCTTGCTTGGTTGCAGGCAGGAGCCTTCGCTTTGTCGATCAATTCCGCCCAATCAAATCAGAGCGTGATTTGTTTTTTGATTCAGTAAAGAAAAAACTACCAAAAGCAGATACAGACGACCTTATTTTCGCTGGCAAGCTGTACGACGCTGGCTGCCGCTTTGTGGAGACCGACAAATGAAACTACAACTACGCAGAAACGACACA